TCTGCAAATCGGTAACAACTTCATTCGTTTGTTTTCCTGCATTCGCTTCATATTCAGCTAACTTAGTTTTCATTTTTTGAACTCCAAAAGTTAGAATGTCTTCTACCTTTTTTCCTTCAATGTCTTTATTTTCAAGTTCAAATTCTCTTTTAAAAAGAGTAGATAAACCGCCCGTGATTCTTCCTGTAATCTTAGATTTTAATTCGTCATCTTCAAGAGCAACCTGTCTTGATACAAATGATTTATTAAATTTTTCCGTGAATTGATCTAGATTTTCCACCCCTTCAATTCCTAGTTTTGCAAATACTTCCGTTGCTAATAGCTCTTTGTTTTCCATTTTATTATTCGTTTGGGATTCCGTCCGTTGTTTGTTCTTCTTTAAAAGGTCTACCCTTTTTCTTTTCTGTTACTATTTCAGGTACTTCAATCTTTGCCTTTTCCACTTCCAAATCCTGAACCGTTAATCCGTATTGTTTCATTAAAGCGCTGTCCTTTGTCATTTTAACAGGGATATAACGCTCTTGACCTTTGTCAGTAACGCATCTTATTATTCCTTCCATTTGATTAATTTTTAATAACTAATGCAATATAATCAATTTAATTAATATACAAAAATTAAGGTTTATAATTTCCGTTTTCTATGTTTCTTTGTATAACGGACTTAGGTACGCTTTTTATGCTTACTGGATCAATTGAGTGTTTACAATTATAGCCACCTGCCAATGTAAATATAGTCGTTTTGTTGGTTAACGTATTGCGCCCCTGCCAGGTTCCAGTATCGCCCCACTTTTCAATCTCTTTTTTATGATAGTATTTATCTAGTTTAGAAAGACAAAAATCCCTTGAATCTCTTATTTTGCCACCTCTATAAATGTACCATTCAATACCAAGACTATTAGAAACCGCACTTGTATAGGTTCTATCGGACACCGCAAAAGCATCATACGCCACCCGCTTAACGTGTGCAATCATTCGCCCTTCTACTTCATCATCTCCTAATGCAAATGTTCTAAGGCTTTTTATTGTGTCTAAAAGCCCAGCGTTTGAACTAATTGAAGATTGTAACAATTGATTTAAAGGAGCGATAAAAGACTGTGTAAAAGCATCTTCACCTAATACAGATAAGGCGTTTTTTTGACTTGCTAAGATTGTATTTATCTTATCCGCATCTGTAAAACCAGCGTTTAATTCTACAAAATAACTGTTAGCTAACTGACCTTGTACGTTGTATTCTCTAATATACTTTGTTAGTGAATCTGTGTACTCGTCATTAAAAACTGTGTCTTTTATTTTCTTATCAATTGAAGCGAGTAAGGCCGTGTTTTTATCGGTTACTAAAAGAATACCATTTTCAGTATCCATTTGCATAATGATTTTTTCAATCTCTTTGTAGGCTTCTAATTGTGATTTTTCAACACTTGACACAAAAGCATCCGGAACAGATTCTAACCGGTTTAATTTTTCCTCTACAATTTGTTCTAGTTTAGATTGTGGCATTTGCTATAATTGCATTAGGATCAATTTTCTTAGGGCTTATTTCTGATTCTTTTGCTTTGGCAATTTCAACAAGCCTTGTCTTTTGCTCTTCAATTGTCAAATCTAAGAAGTTAGGGTTTAATTGAATTTCCGATTGAATAAACGAAGTTATCGAAGTGTGTAAAATATCCTCCCATTTAGCAATAGCGCCACTAGCCAATTTCTGATTAATTTCTAAATTAGAAAGCGTAACTAGTCGGTCAGAATAAAACACAATATCAATTACCTTATTGGCTTGTTCGTTTGAGTTAAAACGAGTATTAAAATATTCAATTATTAACTGCCTAATACCGATATCGGGCATTCCTGATAATTTAGCATTGTTTATTTCAGCCGATAAATCCTGTTCGCTTCTTATACTGAAGTTCTTAGGATAGTTTATAGATGGCTGCACGGCATCAATACCGTATCTCATTTTTTGAATTGTCATTAAAGAGAAATCAAACAGGTGAAATATTTCAGAACTGATTTGAACCAAAAAGCTAAATTGTTCTTCTCTATCAATTTGTTTACCTAGTGCCGTATCCGATCCTTTAACCTCAGAATTAGAAACACTAAGATTAAGTATTGAAAGCCCTCTGTTTATGTTTTTGTCAATTTGCTCGTCTAAGAATTTGGGCGTTTCAATTTCAGGTTGTATATAACCTCCCGGGGGCATTCCTACCTGTTCAGGATTTAAACGGTCTGGCATTGGAACTGCATAAGTACCAAAAGGATTTAACGCCTTGTAGCCTGTTCCTTTACATGATGGACAACTATGGCTTTTTCCATCCAAGTCTACAATCAAACCAGATACACACGAACCGTTAACGCTTGTATAATCGCAGGCGCTTTGATACTCCCAAAACTTAGGGAATACGTGTCTATTTTTGGCTATTAATAAATTTGCATTGTCTAATAAAGCCATATCCAACGGCTCAACGGCTGGCATAAAGTGCGATTTATAAACAACGTGTGAACCGTGAATTGATGGTTCTGCTTTAAGAATTTTGCAAGGTAAATAACCTAACCCGTGATTCCAGTATAATTCTAACTCAAAAGTATAATCTGTTTTCTTTCCTACCTGTTTGGCCAGGTAGATATTTTCGTTGTCATAAAACTCGAATATTAAACCTGAGCGCTCTTTTCTGTTTCCAACCTCAACAAGTGAATTCTCATCAGATAAACCAATAAAAAATTGACCTTCAAAGAATTGAATAACCTGTTCGCATGGAAATATAAAAGCAACTGGTTCAATCATTACTTGATCGTCTATTACAAATCCTTCTGCACTTGCTTTTACGGGAATACTTTCGGGTTTATGAACAATAACAGCGTTAGGGTCTTTTTCCTTAGTGTCCGTTACAACAAGCCTGTAATAATTTTCTAAAGATGAAAATATAGGATAATCCGATTCAAAGTATTTCTGTGAACCTAAGTCCATATTATCGTACTTAGAATCAATTTCGCCCCAGTTACTAACCGACCAGTTAGCATCATTCCAGATACGCCTTAGAGTAGTTTTAAACCTATCCCAGACAACATAAGTAATTGCCTTATGGTTTTCCTCAATATAGCCTTGCTCTTCTTGTGTTTGATTTGGCGCACGCTTTTGAAAAAGGTGTGAAGGGAAATAATCAGGATCGTAATGAGGTCTTAATTTTTTCTTAAATTTATTAGCAAGCGCATAAACTAAACCGAAGTCAGGGGATTTATCCTTTTTCGTGTCTTTATAAATGTCCGCCTTTTGCTGTATGATAGCTAAAATTTCTTCCTCAGAAAACATAATTATCTTGGTTTAATTGGGCGGGGTTTACTTCCGCATGTTTTGCATTTATTTTCCATCTTATTTTTGGGCTACAAATTTATGCTTATATAGTTGATATGAATCGTATTGGTGAGATAATCCAAAGCCTTTTAAAACTTGTTTCATTAACCTGTTATAAAGTTTCATTGAGTAATCTTTTAGCATTCTTTGACCTCCGTACATTGAAAGTACAAAGTAATCTTTCATTATCTTAGCCTCATTTTCTAAAACGATAGGATAAAATAATGGTTGTATTGTTTCGTTTGGTAATATGTTTAATTGTGCCATTGTTGCACTATAGTACAATTCATCAGGATGCGATTTAGAAAGCCCCCAAAGATTTTTATACTGTTTTTTATCCAATCTATTATCGTAATTAGATTGTAATTTACTAAAAAAAGAATCCGCTTCCTTTCCTTTTTCAAAATAAATAATAGAAGTTTGACTGGCTGGATAAACAGACGCTTCGTTTAAATTAAAATGTTCCCAAATAACTTTATTATCAGCCCAATGAGAATAGTTAATTAATTCTTTTTCGCCACCCTTTCCCATTATTTGTATATAAATTGGATGCCCTTTTAATTGATTAAAAAGATTATCTAAGTTATTCATACAAACACCGTCAACGTCTAAATATAAGGTCTCGTTAAATGGAGACATTTTATAAATATCAATTTTAGTCTGGCATGGGTCAATGCGGTTGTTTGATAGTGGGAAATTATATGTTTCCACACTATCAAAAAAACGCATATCAATATCACTAATAGCCTCTTTATCACAAACTAAATGTATATTTAGATTTGTACAAGCCTTAATTGAAGCCGCCATGTTATAGGCAAACTTACCATAATGCTTTCCGTAGGCTATTAATAATATTCCCTTACTCATAAATACCTGCAGGTGCGTCGTAAAGAGTTGGGAACTCGTCATTAACTGACGTAGACCATTTAGCAGTAACATTGTAAAGTTGTTTTTCTTTGTTTGATTCTGAAGCCTCAGCAGTCAAAGCCACAAAGTTAACAGACTTTTCAATTACTCTAATTTCTTGCTCTTGACAGTAGTAAATGATTAATCCAGTAAATGCAGAACGATTCAACTGAGCATAGAAAATATCATTTAATGCGCTAACATTAAAGTCTTTCCAAGTAACAGTATTATCGAAACCATCTAGGATAGTATCAGAACCGCACGCCCTAGGGTTTTCCCCTTCGATTGGTGAAGGTGCTGGAAATGTTCCCTTAATTCCTTTGATTATTTTTAATGTACCAGCCGTAATGGCTGCTTGTGTATCGACAGCGCTTTCAAAATCTGTGATTCCATGACCATCTTTTAAGACGCCAATGGCTAATATTCCGCCTTTTCTATACCCACACGAAAGTAATTCGTGATCGTCTAGGTCTTCGGTTGTGCAAATTGTAGACATAATAATTTGATTTATAGTAACTTATAAACAGTATTATGCCCTGTTAGATAGGCAACAAAAACACACATTCAAATATACTACTTTTTTTATTGAATAAAAAAAATATTTTTGGTACTGATTTTGTTATGATAAAAATAAATGTATGATATAATTTTTTAAATCAAAATTAATATATAGATTTGCTTAAATAAAATTATGAAAAAACTATTAACTATCGTTGCCTTATTTGTAGCATTTAACGCAACCGCCCAACTGGGTTTTAAATCATTCGCCTCTGCTTCATGGGCTGGAATCAAAGAAAAAACTCTTTTGGTAGGTCAAAAACAATACGTAGACGGAAATAAACATTTTAGCTTTTCGGCTGGCTTGTCTTATGATTTTAGAATCAATAGGACTGTTTACTTTGCCCCTGAGATATTGTTTTCAAGTATTAAACTAAGCACCACCTTAAGAGAAAGAACATCATTTGATAAATCTAGTCTTACATTTGGAATGGTTAAAACCTATAACATCGTAGAAGTGCCTTTATTGTTTAAAGTAAAAGGGCATAGAGCCTATGCAATGGCCGGACTTAATGTAATGCTTCCATTAACTGGAGATTTAGATATTTACACAAACGTTTCAGCAGGTGTTCGCATCTTTAAAAACTTTAATTTAGAGGCTCGCTATAATCACGGACTGTTAAAGTTTAATAGCGAAGGTTATCGTAACAATAGACTTTCAATAGGCTTAGGTTATATTATCCGCAATTCACATTCCTAAGATTCTGCGCCTTTCTTAAATTAACCTCTAATGGTGCAAGATTAGAACTATTTCGCCATGATGGGCTTGTTTCATCATCAGCAAATACGTATCTAACGCCATCGACAAAGAAGTTATCCGAATCTAAAGCAAGGGATAAAGCATCATGTATATACTCTGGCAGTTCCTCAGTTGTAAATATAAACTCTTTGGCTTTCGTTACATAGGTTATTTCAAGATCACCTGTTGAGTATTCGTATACGTCTTTTGCCAGTGCTTTAAATTTAGGCTTCCAAAGATTCGCTCGCATTCTTAATGACTGTGTAAATGATAAATCTGAGTAATTGAAATTAAATGCGTTTTCGTTGCAATTGTAAGTTATTTGCTTTGTGCATGAGTGCGTTAACTTAACATCAAAACAATCAGATTGATACTCTAATGAGGAGTCGATAAATTTTAAATAATAAATACCTTCATCTAAATCCGACCAGTCAATATTATATTGAACAAATCCACTTGAAGCCGTTACGCCTGTTTCATCATCAAGCGTAAAAACTACGTTATCATTGCAATCGACAATAGAATAAAATGGTATTTCTCGAAGTTCAACAGCATCAATACAGCCATCAAACATCCCTGCGCCAAATATTGAAGGTAAAAATACTAAATCGTCATACGTTGAAAGCCCAGTAATTATATAAGTGCCATCGGCTGAATACTCTAAACTGTTATCAATTGTAGGTACTGATAGTTTACCTTGGGTTTGATTTGAGATAGTGAAACTTAATGAATATAGTTTTCCTATGTCCATAACTCCCGCCTGTACTAGACTAAAAGCCCCTGCATCATCATAACAAGCAGCGCCACTACTATAAACCCATTCGTTTGCCATTATGCTATACGTTCAATTAACATAAACCCTCTATTGTATCCAGTTGCATTAAAGTCTGTATTGCCATCAAAGAAGCCACCAGACCCAGAAGCTACCCTGCCCATATTCACGTTAGTGCTATCCCAATCGGTAACGCCACCATCAGAAGAACCAGCCGTTCCAACTCTTACAAGTGGATAATAAACAGTATCGGCATCATTTCTTACAATAACCGTTATTGATCTTATTTTTTTAAAGTCTGCACCTAATCCGTGAGGTACTGAAAGGCTTGCTGTTGTGTCCATGTTCCAGTCTCCTAAGTTTATAGGTGCGATTGTATAGGACTGTACAACTGCTGGAGTGGTGTATGTTGGTGCAACTCCTGCGCCTGCCCCTGTTAATATTTGCCCACTCGTGCCAGCCTTTAAAGCCGTGAATGTATCATTAATTTTTGTGTACATATCAGAAAACGTATCGTTTCCTGCGGTTGGTACTAAACTGTCAAATGCTGCCATATTATACTAAGTCAAATAGTTCACAATTAGATAAGTTTGCTAAGTCAATAGCGTTTAAGTCAAATAGATCAGGACTTGAATAAGATGCACAGTTAACATTTGTAGCAACGCATCCAGTCGCAAAACCTAGATTGTTTAATGAGTCTTTTACAATTATCGAGTAACAGCCAGTACACAAAGCCGTAAATGTGTTACCAACTTGAAACGCCCCACCTTTAGAATAAGTATATGGACCAGTGCCACCACTTGCTGAAACGGTTATATCTCCATCACATAATCCTGATGATGTTTCGTTATCGACAACAATCGAAACGGTTAACGCCTCTTTAATATTCCAACTGTCAAGGTTGCTTCCAAATGTGCCATTAGTAACAATGTTTGATGATTCAAGTTGAAACTTTCCAGCATCAAATTTATTTACCAATTGGCAATAATTCTTATAGGAACAATTACACGCTTCAGCTTCTATGTCTGTTAGAAGCCGAAATCTTATAGCCTGATTTTCTATTAATGTAATTGCCATTATTCGTATGCCCTTAATAGTTTAAAATACGCCATTCCACCGACTGGCTTATATCTCAATTCGATAATATACCCCTTCGTAAAGTTACTATTTGTATTTGATACTTCTATACATTTGTAAGGATTTTCTTTTATATACTGAAAGTCCGAAAACGATAAAGGGTAATCAAACTCCAAATATTCAGGTATCCATATTGGAGTAGCAAGCGCCTCGGCTACGGTTATATCCTGATTCTCTATTAATAATTCATTGTCAAAGTTGTTACTGCATGTATCGGCTGTTAGTTGTGTTTCTACAGTATAATTACCCTCGCCATATAAGAATTTAACAGCACGTAATGGATATTTTATAATTGAACCCGCAATACTATTCATGTGATTAAGCAAGTTACGTGCGGGGCTTATTCTTATGTTGTACGCTGTTGCTGGGCTTTTAAAGTTGGTAGCAATAGTAAAGTTTTCGTTCTTTTCAGCCAAATTCAACTCACTTGGTGCGCCTGTTCCGTCCAATGTGCGCTTAAGACATATTATAAAGTTATCGTTATCGTATGGGTAATCTAATGTACTTACACCCGCACGCCTTGTTAATTCAATTGAATACATTGAAGCTATCATTGGGCTTTCAACATTTAGCCTTGACTCAATCGACTTTATGCCTGTTGTGTATTGGCGCTTAGTGTTAAACTCATCAAGTCCGTTCTGGTTTTCTGTTTCCCAGTTGTCATAGCCTATATAAATATCGCTTATATAATACTCTTTTGCAACGCTTGTTTTGATCTCGTTTGCGTTTGGGCATTGGATTAAAACAGTTGTGTCATAGAAGTATTCTTTTTGTTCAAGTCTAATAAAATAATCATCCGCTACCTTTTCAAATCCTATTCCTACATTCCAAATTGAATTTAATGTTTTGAAATAATCCGCCATTGAGCAGAATAAAGGGGAGTTTGTAACCGCAAAGCCTCTTATATGTTTACCGTTTAAAACTCCCATAAACGAACCGCACCCGTTTTGAAGGTAGGTATTTGGTGCAGAATTTAAACGCCCTAACAAGTTACTTCTAAAACAATCCGCTTGTGATGTTATACGCTGTCCAATTGCTGCTCCTAATTCGTGAATCTTGAATATTTTTGCAGCCGATGGAAGCGTAACGCTTTGTGTACTAAAATCAAATTGAAATCCTATAGGAGTAAAACTTAAAAACTCAAACAGTCCAGGACTAACATTGTTACCCTCTACATTTCCAAACAGAAACGTTAAATAAACCCGATCGCCTGCCGCTACTGTTGCAGCCAATGTACCTGATGCGTTAATATTTATCGTTGTGTTTGTTGAGCCGTTTACAAATATCCCTGACTGGTGCTGTAAAATTGTTGGATATATTGGGTCTGTTGAGTATGAACTTCCATCGGTTTGTATAAGCACATCAACGTTCATTGTAGATGTATAGGTATTTTTAATTACTAATTCGCCTACAATGTTATAATCAATAGCTAATATTAAAGGGAAAGCCGTATTGTTTTCATAAATTGGCGGGATATTTTGCTCTCCTGCTGCGCCTCCTATGTTTAAGAAACTAAAAACATACGGACTTGTAGTGTCTAGTGCCCCCCCAATATCATCAACTACCTTGATTAAAGGTAAAGCAACAGATACGGAATCAATTGGAAATATAGTAGGGAGTGAACCGTTATCATCAAAGTATTCATAGTTAACATCTAATACAATTCTTTTAGAATGTAATGTTATATCACTTGGAAAGTCGGTAATTGGATCGAGCGCCACCTCATCAATCGAAGCAGGACTAAGAACGTCAACAGTCGTTTCAAATCGGTTTATAACCTTTTGTAAGAAATCGCTTTGTAAAATATCTACAAAAGTACTGCGTGTGTTTTTATTATACTTACTTAAATCAAGCGTGCCAATAAAGAAATCTTGATAATTAGCAGCCGTGGAACTTTGAATTAAACTACCGTAATCGTCTGAATAATCGTCTGAATAATCATTTGCAGAACTTACTCCACTGCCACCCCCACAATCAATTTGAATAGTAATATTTATAACACCATCGACTCCATAAGTTTCATAAACTTCATCAATGTATTCTTTGCCACTCCCACAGGTAAATTCTAATTGAACCATGGTATTATAGAAAGTACCATGATATTCTAAGCCCCTCTTTATAACGGTCTCAATTTCATTCCATCCTTTTGGGTCTTTTGGAAGGGTCAATGAGCCTAAATACTCGCTTTCTAGTGTGAATCTGAAACGCATTATTTATACCAGTTAGAGTTTATTTGCATTTCACGTGCCATTTCTTTGGCAAATTGTTTAGTATTATTTATCCCTACGCTTTTATTCCCCTTGGTTATTCTTTCAAGGTTTGAAGTGTCAAGGTTAATATTACTTATAATGCTGTCTAATTTCTTTTCGTTTGCTGTTCTTCTTGCTGCGCGCTCTCTATTGTTTTTTACTTCAATATCTCTAAGGGCTGGGAAGACATAAGTATCTTTTATAAAGTTGTCTAAGGAGTTGTTTCTAATTGCTCTTAACACACCCCCGTGTTCTTTTGTTTCCTGTGCAGTCATTACTGACTCGTTACGGGATAACATAGCAGGGATTGAATCGCTCGTGTCTGTTCCTTTTCCTTTTAAACCAATAACACCATCTTTGAATTTAGGTACTGGCTGAGCGGATATAATTGCAGCCTGTGCCGCTCCTGTTGCAACAGCAATTGCAGCGGTCAAAAGTCCAGCAGGTAATGGTATTGCTGCAAGTGTTTTCATAACAGCGGCAGCCGTATCAATTGCAACCCTAACCAATGCGGCTTTCTTTTCCGCTTGGAATTGTTTACGCTTTATGTCGCTTTCTGCTTTTTGTTGTTTCTTATCAAGTGCTAATTTTCTGGCATCAAACTGAGCCTGTGTTATTTCACCATTTCTTAATTGTGTTTCAAGGTTCTTTGTTTCTTGCGTTGTTTTTTCTTGTGAAAGTCTTAGTTCTTCATCAAGTTCCATTTGTTTTTTGGAAACTGAAATATCTATTAATCCATCTGCAACGTCTTGCGCTATATCAATTCCTGCTAATGCTATTTGTTTTAAGTCTTCTTTTAATTGCTCTTTTGCCTTCCTTTCTTTATCGTCTGCCTCTTTATTAAGTGCTGCAAGAGCCGCCAACCTTTCTTTTGTTTCTTTGGTTTGCGAATCCGTAATAGCTTTTTCAGTATCTATAACCGCCTTTTCTTTTTTAAGTTGGTTACCTAATTCTAGGTCTACAATAGCCTTATTGATTTCTGTTACATCACGCCCAGACTGTTCGAGCAAAGCCTTTTGATTTTTAAGCCCGTTTAACTTAATTGTATAAAGTTTTTCCTCTAAATCTTTGGCGCTTATTTCGCTTCTTAAAAAAGACTCTTTGACTATCGTTTCTTTTGCGGTTTCCTCGTTCTCTAAACGTTTTAGGCTGTTTTGAAATATCTCTTCGTTCTTGGCGTCGGTACGGTTATTAATCTTTTCCTGTAATACACCAGATTCTGCTTTTAATCTTGTAATCTTATTAATCTGATCGACTTCCGCTTGTGCCAAATCATCATTAATACTACGTCTTTTTTCGCCATTCTTAACGTCTTGATTAATTGAATCGGATTCACGCTTATTTTTCTCTTTGATTAATTTAAGTTTCGCCTCTTCATTTGCTAAGGTTATTCTTAAATTTTCCCTTTCAAGTTTTGCCGCATCTCCTAAATTCTTTAACGACTCCTCATCAGATATTTGTTTATTCTTTGATGCAATTAATAAACGGCTTATTTCGGCTTCGTTTTCTGCTATTACTATAGAATTATCCCTTATCTTATCATTTAGGGCATCCATTCTAGTCTCCCAATCGAAAGCAGCCTGTGCAGCCGCAGCAACCTCGCTTGTAAAGTCTTTAATCTTTGCCCCCGTATCTTTAACGCCTGTGGTTAAATCAAGTAAAGATGTGTTAATACTTTCAAATGCTTTTTGGGATTTTTCTTGATTAAATGGATCGGCTAATAAGCCGCCCAACTCTTTAAGAATGTCTATAATTGCAAAAATCCTGACCGTTACCTGATCGGATAAGAATTGAATAACATTACCAAGTAATTTCTGAAATCCTTCAAAACTTGAAGCCGCATCAAACACCGCCTCACCAACGCCAACAAATAAACCTGTAACAATATCAACAGCCGCACCAAGTCCAGCCATAATACCAGCCAATCGAGTAGCGCCTTCATCGGTTCTTTTGAAATAAGCAATAAGTCCAACGATAGCAATAACGAGCGCGCCAATACCGGTAGAAAGAATAGCGACCTTTAAAATCTTAAAGCCGTTCGCACCTTTAACCGCAGCGCCTTCTAATCCACCTACAGCACCTGCGAGTTCAACAACTTGTTTAATTTGTCCAACAAAAGGGAGGTTGTTTGCAAGGTCTTTAAACTTATCGCCTAATACAGAAACCTTTTGCGTTGTCTTGTCTACAGCCGCGCCCGCTTTATTACCTTCAGCCGTTACTTTTTTAAATGAATTACCAGCCGTTTTTTCAACGTCCTTTAATTCCTTTTCAATCTTGTTTAATGACCCTTCGAGACCTGCTATCTTAGCTTCATACTCGATTATAATTTTATCGTCAGCCATTTACTTGATCTTTCTTAGATCGTTTAGTAATCGTGAAATTTAATAAGTTCAAATACTTTCCCGTGGTTAATTTGACTATATTTTCATAATTCACTACACTGCCATTTGCTAAATCCCAATACTCTCTATCATCCGATTCAGCTAACTTAACTAATTCGGCTCTGTGGTATAATTCTCTAGGTGCATCTTCAGACTCTTCATTTTCAACTCCGATTCGCTGTAGAATAAGTTGAACTCTTCGTCTGAAGTTCCTAGAAAGGGAATATATGCTGTTAATCCTGTCAAATAAAAAAAATCGTACAAGCCCCCCATGCTGTCTATGGTAAGTTGCTTAACTTTTTCTTTATGAATACCCCAATCGATTGTATTTTGTTTCTCGTCTTGTCTAATGTACAACAAACAAGCAGTATCCATTAATAAGCCCGTATCGACAAATATATTAGCACGTTTGCCAATCTCTTTTATTAAAAATCCTATTTCTGCAATGTCTGGTTTCTTTCCGTTGTTCAATGCTTTCTCCATAGCAGAACAAAGAAGCGTGATTGATTCACCCGACAAACCAGAGTTTAATAATACAAGTCTTTTTTGAATTTCCTTAAACCTGCTAATTGGAATATCGAAATCACTTGAATATTTATAGTAGGAGTTTCCATTGCTATCAACAAAGCTCTTTTCAAGGTTTTCAAACCCAGCCGCTTTCGATTGGTGATTGAAATAAAACGAATTAAATCGCTTTTTGAAAAGAAAGTATAGTAGTCTAAGCATTTAGTAATTTATTTACAATTATATAATTTAAGCCTGATATACAAACCATTGCAGGAATAAGTAATATATAATTTTGTGTTAATAAATAAAACATTGTACCACCGTGTATTGAACCGTAACAAACAACACACCCAAACAAAGGCTTATACAACCACCTAGGCAGTAACTTATCTCCAATCAGTTTAACATCGTATAAAATATACCCTTCGTCGGTAATGATCAATATACCTATGCAGTACAATGAACTTATTAGTATTGATATTAGTATTTCTATCATTTCCGTTTATATTGTAAAGTTGCTAGTATCCAAGCGAATAGAAAGAAGACAAACGAACATAAGAAATAAATCTTTACGTACATCATGCTATTTCTGCTGTTATAGATGCATAATAAACTGATTCTATTGATTCGTTAACTACCTTAAAGAAATTAGCGTTTAAACAATCATAATCCGCTCCTTCAATTACTATCGTTTGCATTCCTGATGGTGTGCCACTTGTTAAGGTAACCCAAAAGTCATAGTTATAATTATCACTAAAGTAATTATCAGGTAGTTGCGTTAAGTCAAGCGTAACAAGTCCATCAATATCTGATTGTGCCGATAATCTTGTTAATTGCCCGTTTGAATTGTTTTTTATAAACACATAAACGTCTTGACTAATCGCCTCGACAGTGCCTAATACCAATTCATTCAAACAGGTAGGTAAATCTTTGACATTATTGCAATTGCATCCCATGATTCAAATATAATTAAAATTTACGATTTGACAAAATCCATTTTTTTAAGAAGGTATTAATCGCGTACCTTACACAATCCAAGTGATCCGCTCGTTGTGTTAAATCATTTCTGTTCTTCTTACTTATCGCCCCAAAAGCATCACATTGAACCATTTTCATGTCTGAGCATGTATTTTTACAGGTCTTTGGGTTTATCTTAAAGTCAGGAAACTTAAATAAAATATAATTGGTATCCGAACGGCTGTTTTCGTGCGTTGGATTGCCAACTAGCTTTAATTGTGATTTATTCATCTTTAACCCCCTTAACAATTGATCGTAAAGACTAGCAAAATCACGCTCTGACATTGACCGCCTGTTACCCATATCATCCCCCGTAATTTCGCAAAGGTGCATATAATCGCCATACCTTGACAATATTCTTTCCACCATTACAGGAATATTGCCCATTTCAATTGTCATTTCATCGAAGATATGTATGTGTTCCCCTTCGCTGTCTCTCCATAAGTGAAAGAATATACACCCAAACGGGTTAAGGTTAAAGTCGAATGATATTTTAAACGCTTTGCCAGGGATATAAACAGCCTTATCAGATTCGTGCTTTAATGATTTGTATTCATAAGCAAACGGGTTTTCGCTCATTACAATATCCCAGTCCCCTTCAACAAACTTTTGGTAATCCAAAGGTGGTAAGTTTTCCCGTAATGATTCAAGATAAGATTCTGGAATATATGGGTTATCGGTAATTTTAGCAGGAATATAAGCCCAAGATGATGGTAGGGTATTTGTAATGTGCCTATTGTAGAAGTCTTCTTTTACCCATCCCTGAGTCGGATTGCACGTGCCTAATACTTTAATCGGGGGCATAGGGTCAATTATGTGCGATCCTGACCGCTCAATTATCTTTATAAAAGTTTCTTTTCTTGTCTCATTTATCTCATCTATACCAGCGCCATTAATTTCCAACCCTCTAAAACGGTTCAATTCCTTATCTTGATCGTAGTTCTCCGACATGAAGATAAGCTGTGAACCATTATGATAGTTTACTACATAGTTCTTTTGATCGAATGACTTTATATAAGGTTGTAACCCATCGGCTAAAAGTTTTCGAAAGGTAGGGATTAAAGTACGCTCTAATGTGCTAAATGATTCACGCAATAACAGCCATTTAGACTTTGGGTACATCATTGCAAGTGAATGAAACATTAAGATAAGCCAATAAGATTTACCCCCACGTATTGCACCACCGTATAAAATCACCTGCTTTTCTGGAAGCATTGAAATATTCTTAGCTTCAATTTGCTTAGGCGTTGGCTTTATTACTTTCATCCTATTTTAAAAGTGTTTTCCCGTGTGCATTGTTGTCATAATCCTATTTTGTACCCCAATCAATAATGGCAGGTGTATCAAAATTATGATTGTTTTCAACTTCCGTTTTCTTAGGGATAAAGTATTGTGCGTATTTTGCGAATAGTTCAAGGTATTTCTCTGGGTTTTCCGCTCTTACCTTTTCAAATGCATCTTTAATGTAGGGTACTTCGCCCTCTAATGTTTGAGTAAATAGTTCTTGCGCCTTTTTTATTGGCTCAGCCGTATGTCCCTTTTTCTTCCCTCCTGTCTTTGCGTATCCCTTTGGTCTTGCCATTTCTATTTATATCTATTTAGAAACTAATATTTTATGTTTTACCTTGGCAAACATATAACATCCATTTGATACTCCTTTAACCCTTGCGACTTATAAATATTTGAATATGAATAATTTATAGAATCCAAGAAATTAAATATATCTTTTCTTTTCATTCCAGAGCGCTCTAATGTCATATCGTTAATCTCGATTAGCATTTTAGGCTTAAACTTGTTGATTGTGTTTATGCCTCCCTTTAATACGTTTAATTCGTACCCTTCGCAATCTATTTTTATAAAATCAAGTTTATTAAGGTTTAGTTCATCTATCGACATTATGGAAATATCATTACCTTCTATTAAGTAATTCATTCCGCTATTACCTTCTACGGCTCTTATACCCTTAGATTCTGTTTTTTCACCTAATCCCTGCTTTCTAATGATTGTATTATCCTTTTTCTTTAGATTATATTCTAAACATTCATTTGCCTCTGTGCTTGGTTCAAATGCAATAACTAGACCGCTATCGCCTACCTTATTAGAATACGCAATTGTGTGATCTCCAATAAATGCCCCGCAGTCAATAACCGTATCACCTTCATTTATGTATTGAAGTACAATAGGGAGTAGGTTTTGATCGTGGTCTAAACGCCCCTCTTCAGCAACCCATTTACAAATACAATTGTCAGATGCGATTATAGCAATATTGTTTTTGGTTAGTTTCATTTGATTATTTAAAATATGCCTCTTTTATTATAACAGGAATAGAAAATGTGAGCACATAGACAATAGCCCATAAACAAACTTCTATTAATATTTTATTATCGTTGCTCATTTGATTATATACCAGCTTGGGTCTGAATCTGTTGTTACGTGTAATGTGTAATTTTTATCTTTAAAGAAATTGTCAACGGCTGTTTTAACATCGCATTGATAATCCGCTCTATTTACGTTGTGATAGTCATGTCCTCCAAATATACCTCCTGGCTTTACCTTATCAAACCAATAATTTAGGTCATTATCAATATACGGACTCATGTGATTGGCATCTATGTAGACAAAGTGCAATGTTTCATCTTTAAATTTCTCACTCGCTGCCTTACTTGTTTCCCTTAGTACGTATGATCGCTTTTTAAATCTTGCTAGCTTATCGGTACAAAACTTGAGGCATCCTTCCCAATCTTTAATCGCATCGGCATAACCTCTTGAATTTTCGCCTTCTACTTTTGCCCAAGGGTCAACAAGAAAAAGCACCTCAGTATTTGATTTATGAAGTATAACCTCGGCATTTTCACCAAAAGCCACTCCAACCTCAACCGCTGGGCCATCTAATCCCATTGTATTCAAAACAAAACCTATATCGTCCCTTGTTACTAATTCAGATAACTGCATAATTTTTCCTTTACTTCATTGGTTAATCCGCCCCAAGACCATAACTGCATAGCGCAATCGGCTGGTATTGGCTCTTTTTCCGTGTCTATTATTTTGTAATTTTCCTTTTCAAAAAGGTCAATATAAGCGCCAATTAAATTAAACTCGCTTAGTCTACTTAATCCCGCTAATCCTATACAATTTACATATAAATCTAAACTTTTCAAACTTTCAGTACTAAATAAACAAGGTATTCGCCTCATGTATTCGTATTCTAAAGGCTTTCCTATTATTCCTTCTGTTGCTTCTTTCCAACAAACTGCATCACCTACTAATTCATATCTAGTTTTCATTAAATACGGCAAATTATCCATAAAATAATGCTCTTGTACGTTTACTGTCTCTTTAAATATGCAATCTGAATCAACAAATAGAATATAATCGGCATCGGTGTACCTGTATGCTAATAGTTTATTAATCTGTTGATCGATATACCCATTATCGGTTGTTGGCTTCCATCCTACTATCAATTCACTTGTTAGACTAAAAGGCTTTAATAAGTGTGCCTCATGCTCTGGAATGCTTATAATTACGTTTCTATGTCCTGTAACGAATTTATTAATCGATTTTAAACAATACGCCAACCATTCTAAATCCTTGGAATAGGTACGAATAAATATATCAATTTTCTTTTCCATTATCTTAGATGGTTGTTTATTCGGTTAAAAACGTAGTCGCTCATTTTATCGGGGCGTGTAAAGCTATTTAATTTAGGCTCCAATATAGACAATTCACTTTTAAATATATCGGCTGTTGTTTTCCAGTTGTCAAATGAGTACTGCATTTCGTGCGCCTTATGAAATAAATACTTTCCTTTATGCCTGTAAATTGGTATTTTCTGCAGAACACAAACATACGGTACCCAATAATCCCAGAAACATTGCCCCAAACAAAGTATTGATTGAGGAAAAGAATTGACCCACTTTTTATTAATTACAAACCCATCAAAGCCAACTTTATAAAGCCTCGAATGTTCTATATTTTCCGTGTAATCGTGTCTGTTAATTATTACAACACCCTTTTCAGCGTTTTTCATTAGTTCCTCAGTTTGTTGATCTGTTGAATTAATGATTATATCTGAATTAATTAGTATACAGGTTTCAAAATCAGTAGTTTTAAAGTAGTCGATTAAAGCCGATACAATTACATAGGGTTTTTTAAATAAAACCTCATTTGTTCTTTTTGTTTCGATAAATTCAACATTTTCAAAGGCTATTAAAGTTTCTATTTCCTCGCTTGCATTTAAGCTTACTACTTTATAACCCGCCTTAATCCAAGAATCAATCGCTTGTTTTTGTACATCAAAATTTTTATGGTTTGGGCTTATTGTTGTGATTGCTAGCATGGTGCAATATAGTAATTAATAGTTAATTATAAAATTTTACTATTCATTTTATCACGATATCCTCTCAAACGATAATAAGCGGCTGAGTGGTCTATGTTTAATTTACGAGCAATTACATTGTAACTTGGAGGCTTTCCTGTATTGGAAGAAATAGAGTCTACTAGCTTTCTTGCCTCCTCCATCTTTGGTGTTAGGTATTTTATTTTGTTGTATTTACTCATTACTCTGTTATTATTCCTTTTTCTTTTAAATAAATCTCTAGTAATGATTCATTTGTAAATAATATCCAATCTTTTTGATGTTTATAAGCATCTTCATTTTTTATATAAATTTGATCAATTTTACTATACCCTTCGGCAAACTCCGCAAACCCTATAATGATTTCTGTTAGGTTAATTTGTTTGGCATAATGATCATCATCGTTATTATCCGTTATTATTCCATCCGATTCAAGGGTTAATACATTTTCCTTGGTGATTTCTAATTTAATATACGCTATAATGTCTTTCATGATTAATTAATTTTTAATGTTTTACCTAACTTCAATACGTAACTATTTGCCCGTACAAACTGAGTATACTCGTTAAACGTTACTTCGTGATTCGATTGAGTTGTGAAAAAGCCTTGATACTCGCAAATAACGCTGTGTGTTCTACCCTTGAATGTTAAATAGATTTCAATAAGTGAATACTCCTTAATCTTGTTTAGTTTTTTTTGCTCATAAAGTCGGGATGTTGACCAACTGGATAAATCCCATACTATAAAGTCTAAGCCAATATTGATAACGTTGTGAAATACGGTTTCATTTACTGGGCAGCGGAGCATCCGGTTAGATAAGTCCGGACTAAGTTCTACGCCGGATAAAATCGCCTCTTTAACTATATCCACAAAGCCTGGACTTGGTAGTCTTTCTTTCCTGCGTGCTGAATCTTTAACCTTTTTTTCAAAAGACTTTAGTTTTTGCTCTATTGTGATAACCGGTTGTTGAACGTAAATACGTCCTTCAAAGTGGTGCTTGTCGTGTTGTGCTGTCATGGCTTTATAATTCAACTGTTTCAATCCATATCCATTCTTGGCTTCCGTCTGAGCCTTGCCACATTTGCTGTAGTCTATATTCTTCTAAAATAGCAGCTTCACTAACTGCTATTTTTCTTTTAGCATATCTTAGATAAGGGGTTATCGTGTATATTGCTCCTCCGCTCATTTGGGTGATGCCTATTGTAATTCCTTCTTTTTCCATTCGTTTATTGTTTAAGTGTTTATAATTATTTTTAGTTACTTTGTTGTACTATTTTTAGAAGTTGCGCATATACAGATGTTAGTAGCAATTATTTTTTGCTACGTTCTGCACAAAATTTACAGTTTCCTTTGTGAGTTAGCACAGTCCAATCTCTTGGCACTCCACCTGCTTCTAAATACTCACAACTATCTATCACAATTAAATTGTAGCCATGATAGTCTTTTGTTTGTTTAATAGGTTGTTCTTTAGCAGTTGTTCCGTTTCCACAACCGCAAAAAATAACAGCTACTAACAGCACATAAGCAAAAGCAAAGGTTCTGTGGTAAATTGATGTTTTCGTTTTCATAATTATATTCTGTTTTTAAGTTAAAATTTTCGTTTCTAAATCTTTGCCTTCGCTTATCTGCAAAGCGTTATAAGCCATTTTAGTTGACGCAAACAGCATTTGTTTCATTATCTTCTCTTTCATGGTCTTCATATTGTTCAGAAGAAATAAATTCTCTATCCTCAAATATTCCTTTACTTGGCTCGTAGTGAACCAAATTAAACCCATTACCCTCATCATCTTTGCTTGTTACTACTTGCATTTCCAATGTTTCGGGATTTTCTTTTACAAACTTGTTTAAGTTTTCGATAAATTCTTTTAGTGTCATTTTATTTTAGATTTGTGAAGAAAAACGGCTTATAACAGCACATTGGCGTTATTGCTTTGTTCTTCGTTTGATACTTTTGTCATAATATTAAAGTTTATTGTTTCTAATTAAATTCTGTGGCAACAACGCCAATCACCACCGTTATGCGCAATCTTATTGTCTACCTCTTTTAGTTGTTTAATTTAATTATTCGCAAAAACATTATTAATATCAAGACCACACCGAATAATAGACATATTGAAATAAGATTTTTCCTTTTCAATACCGATATATCTTCTATTATTATTTTTTGCCACCAATCCAGTAGTTCCATATCCAAAAAAACAATCTAAAATAATATCGTTTTCTTGTGTAAATTTACTAATAAAGTGTTCAGCCACATCTGTTTTCATTACCGCTTTATGCTCTTTTGGCATGCTTGAATTTACAGAAGTTGTAATAATATTCTTTGTATAGGTTGTGTTTGATTTTAAACTTTCACTTCCTAATATTAAAAAATATTCAACTGCATTTGTGATATTTTTACCACTTGCTGGCATCGGGTTTGACTTTTCCCAAATATGAACGTCAACAATATATTTACTAAAATAACCAATCAATTTATAAACGTCTTGTCTATTGTAATAATTAGCTTGAATATTATAAAATATGTGCTTTTTTGTAACTCTTAAAAGTTCAGTAATAACATCAATATTTAGTTGTAACCAATTTTCGTTTATATCTATAAAATTAAGATATTTGTCGTTTCTCTTCCTATTATACGGAGGGGAAGTAAAACTATAGTCAACTGAATTTTCCAATAATTTAGGCAATAATACCAAGCAATCTTCATGAAATAAAACATTACCTAAATTATCAGATTTATAATGACTTTGTATATTTATTAAGTTCATAATCTTATTGTCTCCCTCTTTTAGTTGTTTCGTTTTAGTTCATACTCAAGGTCATAGCCAAATTCAAACCAGTCCGTAAAGATTTCTTTTAAAGCTATTGCCTGCGCTGTTTTCTTTTCGTCGATTGGTTCCTCAAATTGTTTTTGTTCTACTTCTGCCTTTTTGAAATTGTTTTGAACCTCTTCTAAGATTTCAAGTTTACGGCTATTTTTCATTAATATTAAACCCTTCTTGTCTAAGTGTCGATAGTAAGCGGATAATACCCCGTAATTGTCTTTAAATATGCTCGTAGACTGATTGTTGTAATAGAACAATATAGCAGCCTCAAATTTAATTATTTCTAACCTATGCTTGTCTAAGTCAAATTGTTTTTCCTGTTGCTCTTCAAATTGCTTTTGTTTTGCGATTGCTTCGGTTCTATATTTTTGATTCCACTTATGTATCCAAACACAGATGTTGTGAACGGAAATAAACACAACATCGTCTAGTTTTCCCTTACTTCCTGCATCTATTGCCAAACATACTTGGTCTACTGTTAACCAACTAAAGCCGTCTTTAAGTTCTTTGATTACTTCCTTAACGACAATAGGATAAGTATCGGGTGCATTTTGACCCATTACTACATAGGCTTTCATAATTGCCGATTCTACGGGAGTAATCAAATCCTTTTGCTCTAAGGTCTTAATTTTTGGCTGAAAGTTGGATATTAAAGCCTCTTTTTCCGCAGGCGTTAACCTGTCCGATATCGTAACTGGTAGTTGTATTAGTTTATTCTCCATTTGTTTGATTGAAATAAAGTTTTGCGGCTTCACTTGCTGCCCTGTATTGATCTATTTTTGAAGGTTGGCTATTGCCTTGTTTATTATTTTGCTGTTTAATTTCGAACAATCCCTGCCATTCTCCTGCTATTGTATTTTCCATCATTTTAATTGCGGTTTGCTCGTCGTGTTCGCTTAATTTTTTTAAAGAGGCTTGTAAAGCGGTGTGACTCTTTTTTTTCCATTTAGGCTGTGTAAGTAAAAGATTCCAAACCTTTAAAAAGATTTCACTTTCAAAAGGGAAAAACAATTGTTCTTTTATTTTAACCTCTCTTTTAATTATATTCTTATTTATATCTTTATTTTCATTTTCATCTTCCATATGATTATCATATGATTTTGATATGTTATTCACTTCTTTTGTTTTTCCTTTCTTATTATTGCTCCTAGATTCAGAAAAGGCTTTTCTTTTATTTATCTCTACTTCTAACCGCTCATTAAAATACATTCCGTCCTCATCTTTTTGAAACTTAGCCATTACTTCAATGTCGTTTGTTTTACATATGAAAATCACTTGTTTTTCACTTAATCTTCCGTGTTGGTGTTGTGCCATTAAAAGCCTTAAATATTTACCTACCTGCTCATCACTCATAAATTGAGTACCAGTAGTGAAGTCTCCTGTATAAAATAAGAACGCTGGATCTTTTGCCATTTCTTTATAGTATTTTATTAGATTTTTTGCTATTGCACTTTTGGCAAAGAGCCTGCTTATTTTCTATTTTATCTGAACCTCCCTTTGATAATGGAATAATATGATCTATTTCTAAAAACATACCATGTTCATGTATTGCCTTTTTTAAATTCCAATTTTCTGGCGGATTAAAGACAAGTCTACAAAACACACAGGTATAATTATGTTTTTTATAAACCAAGTATCTGTGTATTTTATTATTATTTTTAGGCATTCTTTAATTTTTGTTAAATATAATTGTGAAATTTTTTTACCTTAAAATATTTTTTAGTCTATTCTCTAATTCAATTGTCATGGGCATTTTACCCCGTAATAGATAACTAAAGTAAACAGGTGTGATGCCTAGTTGCTCAGCTATTTTACGCTTTTTTATGCCTCTTTCTTTTATTACAGTGTCGTAATCCATTATGTAAATGTATTTAATTATTATTAAACTTCCTAATTTTATTTTACTTTTTTTTCAATCCAATATTGCATAACATGCTTTTTATTTCGCAATACCATTTTACGATTAGGTCGTTTGCCTGTAATCTTTTCAATATTTTCTATTCTCGCTGGAAGGCGAAAGCATCCAAATAAGTTAAGCGCTTCTAATCCTGTTAATTTGTTGCCCTTCAAAAGGTGCTTCAATATGTCTGTTGTTTGGCTCATAGTTTTAATCCTCAATTCTTACATTACCTGATTCAATCGCTTCAATAGCATAATCAACAAGGCTGCTAACTTCATTGTATTTTAAGTTATCATCCTCATTTAGATGCCTGTACATTCTTTCCATAAACTTGTCAAGTTCGTTTGTGAACTTATTGCACGTGTGTTTTAAGTTGTATTTAAACTCGGACTTAATCTCCAGTTCGTCCAGTTGCTTTTGCACGTTGTGAAGCGTGGCGACTAATATTGTCGCTTTGGTGATTTCTTTATCGCTCATACTTCAAAATTATTATACCTTTCAATAAAATCTTTTTTATAGCGCGCGTTGGCGTGGTGGTCGATGGTGCCTGATTCGGTTTGCAAATGACACGGGATGCATTCTAACTGTAAGTTATCGGTATCATAGGCAAATTCCGTTTTACCATCATTCTGGCACTTGTTAACGCTAATAATGTGGGAGCAACTAAGTTTTGCGCTTGGTGTTCCGCACGCCTCACAATAGTTTATATCATCGTATTCCTTGATTTTTATAAACTCTTCCTTACACCGCCTTATAAGTGTATCAATTTGTTTTTTTGTGAGGCGTTCGCCCTGTGAAGTTTTAAATGATCCCATTTCTAAATATTTTCAATTGAAAGTATTACATACCCATCTTTTAACCCGAACCTTTCGGCATCTTTTAAAACATAGGTAATCCTTTTTTTCAATGAACTGCCAGTAAATGAGTCTTTAATAAATCTATGAAGCGTTATAGTTTCGTCAACTTGAAAATCTCTATCGTTAAATCTGAGTTCAAAATTCTTGTCTCCTGACGCAACCTTATCAAAGTATTCAGCATCACATTTTAAATCGTGGTTTTTTATCATAATTGGTTTATTTAAATCGTTTTTATGGGTTTTACGCCAATCTTGTATTGTGTAGAATTTAATTTCCATTCCGGCAAATGTTCTAAAAGATTTTCATATTTGGTATTAACATATCTAAGTATCAAATCTATATGAAGCCTTTTTGTTTCGTTTTCAGTCAGCGGTTGTACTTCAATCGCTCCATTTCTCTCTGCTATGTACCTGCATACGTGGCATGGCTTGTGCGCTGTGTGGTGGTGGTTAATGCATTTCATTTATTTAGCCTCTAAGATTGGAAGATTAGCCTCCGTAGGAATATAGATTTTATCTCCTGTGCTTTTTTCAAGGTTTCTGACCCATAGATATTGGATGTATTGAGCAGTTAGCTTTCCATTTTCATATTCAATAGACTTCGCCATTCCTTTTGCCCTTTCAATTTCAGCCATAGAGTTTAATTTTTGGCTTTCTAAATTAGCCTTCGCTTCTTCAATTTGAATTTTTCTATTTTGTAGCGCCTCTGCAAACGCTGCTTTTCCTCTCATTTCCTGCGACCATACACGGTAAACAGGCAGGAAGGCCATTAATAATATAATAAAAACAATGATAGCGATTATTCCTATTGTAATCCATTTGGCGAAAGCCTTTTTTTCTTTTAATTCGTCTAATTCGTAGCTCATTTTATTATTTATTTAAGTTTAATTTATAATTCTATACATTCATTTGGTAAGGGTATAACAATTTCAATTTCTGTAGCTGCGAATATGCGTATCTGCTCTAAATAGTTTTCAAACTCCCAAGTGTCAAGGTCGTAAGTGTGGCGTGTGATCGTGTACGCTTCGCCTGTATCTTTAAATGCCTTATCATAACTTAGAAATTTGCTTTTAAACAGTTCGTGTGCTTCATCTATCGTAAAGCCTGTGTATTCGCTTACCATTCTTAATACAACGCCCCAGTAGTATCTATTTTGATTTCCTGATCGGTTATTTTTATCCTTTTTTATTTCAAGTTTGTAAACGCTGTTCAAGTTTTTTAGATACTCGAACAGCTTTTGTTTACTTTCTTTTTTATTGAAGTCTATGAAAATTATCACAGGTATAAGTTTTTAGACCTAAAGTAATCAATTTGCTCCTGTGTTACGTGCTTCATTTCATGCTCTTTACGTGCGCTTTCACGTTGCTTTTCCATCCAAATGGCAAAACGTTGGTAGGACTTTTGGGAGCCTGACGTGATAAGTATGTCAGGCTCTCCATTGTCTTTGTGTCCGTAGGGTGTGTTTTCCATGTTAGAAAGGAAGCGATTCGAATGCTAATTCTGTATATACAGTAGTAACTGCAAAGGGGTCTTCATTCTGGAAAAGAGCGTTTAAGTTTACGCGTTTTTCTAGTGCTGCCTTTTTTTGCTCTTCTGTTAAATCCTTTCTAGGGCTTGGATTAACAGTGTATTTTGTTTCCATGTCCTTTCCAGTACGATTGATTTTAATATCATAATCGAAAGGCGCTCCCCAGTCTTCATCTTTATTTAAGGCAGTTAAAGCCTGTTGTATGCTTGCTTGGGTAACTTCTAATATTTGGATCGCTTTTTCTGTATGGTTGTACACAATAAACGCCCAAAAATGCTTAACTGGTTGTTTTGGATTAAGTGGTTTTTCTGGTTTGAATTTATAGCCAAATCTTAAAGGCTTCTTTTCTGCTGTCCAATCTAACCATCCAATAATAGGCTTGGATAGGATTCTAAAACGGTTTTCACCATCTTGTAATTTCATGTAACCACCTCCGCTAACTGGTGCCTCGTAGCCGTCTGGTAAGAATAAATTTTCTGAATTGCTCATTTTTATAAATTGTTTAAATTGTAAATTGTTTATTTTAAGACTAAATTAATAATAATTACAAATGCTATCATAGAAGGTAATCCTATGCAGATTAATATATTAAATTGTTTATTTTCCATTTGGTTTTGAGGCTAAGTACATTTGCCAAAATGCGTTGTAATACGTTTCTAAATGCTTTTGAATCATTCCAGCAAGTTGTACTGCTGATTCATCTACTCCTAAGCATACAACCGCTTCGTATAGTTTAATTAACTCTCTTGGCTTTTCTGAATACTTGCTAAATGTATCAGATAGCGAGTGAAGTATTAAATAAAATGCACTACCTGGTAGGCTTAAATTAATTGAGCCGTTATTGGCTTGTACAGTTGTTATAATTTCCATTACGATGCGTTTATTTGTTGAAATTGGAATTGTACTTGGTCGATTGATAACTCGAGTTCTACCTTCTCGTCTTTGTTTTTCTTAACTCGGTCAAGCAATTCAGAGGCTTTGAATATGTCATCATGTAGCTTTTTGATTGCCTCGTGTTCGATGCGGTTAGCTTCTAGCTTTTCGTTTAATTCATAAAGAAGCGCTTTAATTTCTTCTATTTTATTTTCTTGGTCAGTCATAAAGTTTGTTTCTAATTGTTATGTAAATGTAATACTTAATTTTGAATAAACAAATTTTTAATCAATTTTGTTTAAATTATTTTTATAAACCTCGATTGCCGAAGCACAAACCGCCCTAACCTTTGCGCATCCTTCTTTTGTCTCGATTAAAGAAGGGTCTACATTAATAGTCATTGGCTTTAGTTTCAATGCCCCTTTGCTTTTTCGCCCCGCTCCTGGTCTTTTACCGCCTGATTGCTTAACTTTTACGGGCTTGTATCCCTTGGTGGGGTCTCGTTTAATTTTCTTAGTGGTCATAGTGTCGTTAATTTATTTTTGTGTTGGCATTTTTAATTTCTTTTAGTGTATTGATAAATGATAATAAATCCTTTAGGTGCCTTCTATACATTTGCATTACTTCATTGCTAACATTGCCTTTGCTATACTCGCAAAGAATCTCATGATGCCTGTCTTGCCATTGTTCGATTAATTTATCTATTTCTAGCATAAAGTTTATTTGTTAATTTGTTTTTGTGTTGGCATTGTCTTTTAATTCATTAAACTTACTAAAAATCTCTTGTGCGTTAATATAAATATCTTTATACTCATGATATCTTCCAAGATGGGTAAACATTTTTTCTATTCTATTCAGCCTGTTTTTTTCATGCTCTTTCCATACTAACTGATGATTAACCCAGTGTGTTTTTAGGGTTTCCAAAAGAGCGTGTTTTACATCCCATGCCATTGACCAAAGTTCGTCATGAGTAAGTTCTATTGTAAATTGTTGAGCCTTAATTTCCATAAAGTTTATTTGTTTAATGGTTTGATTTAACGGTTTGATGCTATCGCCCCGTTTTGATTTTTAGATAATTGATGTCATTTTTACCCATGTTTTCATATATCCTTTTGGCCATCTTATTTGAGCCCTAGCTTTTTCTATGTCAATGGAAATAATTTCCCCTTGAACCCCTTTTTTATCTCCTAATATTGCTGTTATGATTTGTCCTACTTTCATATCTTTCTTTGTTTATCTTGGATCAAATTTACACATTAATTTTGAATAAAAAAATTATTTATGATATTTCTTTTCGGCCAAACAAAAACTTGCTAATAATCAATAAGTTAAGTGTAAAAATATTTTCCTAGTTAAACAAAAAGATCAAAAAAAATACCCTATCTCCGACAAGTTATAGGGTATTATAGTGCAAATGTAGTAAAAGAGATTCTGATCCCTCTTAAATGACAATTCAAATATACAAAAAATTATTTACAATATTTCTTTAAAAATATTTATTTATTTTTCTTGCAACTTATTAAATTAAATTGCGTATGTTTGTGTCATAGTCGAACTGTGAGACGTGAGACAAGAAAAGCATTTAAAAATCCATTCATAAGGTTTATTGATTACAGCCCTGCTCACGTCTCAAAGGTTCGCAGGGCTTTTTTTTGCTGTCTTTTGCCATAAAAAAGACTTTAGGATTTACCTCCTATTGAAGCGTTGTCCAATAAAAAGGAAAGTGGTGTTTATAGTAATATAAATAAAATTAGTTCATTAAATTTGTGTTTTGGATTTTAGATTTATCCAGCAGAGCCGTGCGACAATCCTATTGTGAAAGTTAAAGGTTGGTTCTTATCTCTCTACAGGGGGTAGGGGGATAAGATTCTTTCCACCGCTCTAAAACCTTTGTTCAAGTTAATAGTTTTAAATAAACCTAAATAATAAATAAATGAAAACAATACAAAACTTAAAATGGTGGCAATTTACTCTAATTATACTACTCTTAGAAGGATTAACATTATTCTTTGCATTCGTAGTCTTGGAAAGTGAACCATGTGAAGTTTGCCCATATATTGAAAAGTTCGGACTGCCATTGTTTATCCTCTTTATGATTCCTATCGTAATGGCTGAAGAATTTATATTTAGATTTATTCCTAATTTAATCCTTACAAAGCTAAATTTTCTTCTGTTCGCTTTACCAGTAAATATAATAGTATCGATTGCATTTGGACTTGCACACGGTGGTCCTAAATTTATCCTTATACAGGGTTTTGGAGGCGTTGCACTTGCATTTATATACTTAAGATCACTAAAATACGGTCATAAAAAAGCCTACTTAGTGTCTACAGCGTATCACTTTACTTACAATTTATTAGTATTACTCACCCCTTAAACAATAACAATATGGAATGGATAGAAATAGATAAAAACAGCCTGCCAGAAAACGAAGTCTTAGCAGCCAACTTTAAAAAAGGTAGTTTTGGCTATAAGGATAAATGGATTGGGTATTTAAGACTTGAAGGCGCAATGGTTGTCTGTGATTTTAACGATGATATACTTGAAGATTGCACTCACTATATAGACATTGACCAACACGATATAAACTAAATAACGATTTAGTAAACTTTACAAAATCAATAGTAACTAACTTTATAATAACCACTTACAAAGCAATAAAAGCCTAAACAATTAACAACGGATTTTAAAGGAATTAACAATTAAACCCTATAACAACTATGAGCACAAAATCACATTTTATTTACGAAACCCATATTGAAGGTTTTGAAGAAACAAACGAAACACAATCTATATTTGGTAAGTTTGTAGGGTTTAACGCTTATTTAGTAATAGACCAAGGTATAATTATGTCGTCTAAACTTGAAGGAGAATATTTATTTATAGAAACAAAATTAACCAAACACCTTCCTAAAAAATTCAAAATATGGGGAGATGCGATACTTAGCGCCACATGGGAGAATGAAGAACTTACAGTTCATTTAAAAGGCGGTCATTTTATCACCAAAGAAATAATAGCCAATAACTATACAAATCATTTAAAATGCTAAATAAAACCGACCTAACCACGCCAACCCGTACGCTATGGGAGATTATACAGCCAATAATTTACTCCAATTTGGCCCCGATCATTTACTTTGAATTTGGGGAAGAGTCGTGTAAGTTTGAAAAGGACGGTAAGAAATACGAGGTAAAAATTAAAGAGATCAAATAATGAAACAAAAAAAACTATTATTTAAATGTGGCAAAGCAAGTTTTCCAGAAAACGATATGTTCTTTTTATTGCCATCAATTATGATTAGCAATAATCAATCTAATCGCTTTTGTTGCATTCAAATAAATTGCTGGTTCATACTGTATTATATTAAAATAGGATTCGCTTATGAAAAGAATAAAACTAAAACGCTTTAAGAATTGCCTTTGGCTTTGGTACACTAAAAATGGATGGACTTGGAACTGGTTCATAATTGCACGGAAAAATAAATACTAAATAATTTTTTTAATCAAAATTAAGTGTTATATTTGGGCATGGAAAAGATCACACCACAACCAACAAAAAAACCAAAGTACAGGGTGCTAATATCGACAAGGGGAAAAATAAGCTTTAGGGAAGATTATGATAAATATAACGTTAATAATACATTTAAAACTTGGCGTAAGAATATAATGTTTAAATACACCAGACAAGGAAATCAAGTAAACTACTTTATACCTATTAACGAATAAAAATATGAACGAAGAAATAAAGAAAGTTTTAAAAACCGATTTCATCGAACAAAACAAACATATATTATAGCTATGGATAAGACTAAATTATACCTTCTTAAATCTACTGCTTACTTATTAAGTAGCAAAATATATAAGTGTCTGTATTCTGATAAGATTAGTTATGGAGTTAAAAAATTAATACTTAAAAAAATTGAAAAGTAATGAAAAAAGATTTTAGAGAATACTATAGAACGCTTTTTATTTTGAAATTCAAATTAAGAGTGGAGAAAATTAATAAAATCGCAAACTCTAAAATTATTAATAGAGGCGTAAAAAAAATGTTAATCAAATTAGTTAAGTAGCCAATAACAAATAATGGAAGCAATTAAACCGAATGAATTAAGGATAGACAATATTTTAATTTATCAAACAGCAGAACGAGATTTACTACCAGCTACAATTGATTGGCAGGACTTGAAATGGATTTCAAAAGACCCAACAGGATTTAATCTTGTTCATTCTCCCATCCCTCTAACAGAAGAGATACTTTTGAAAGCAGGGTTTGTGAAAGAAAAAGTATCAAGCATTGGAGGCGCAGATATGTGGGCTGGAATGGGTGCATGGTCTTATGGCGAAAATAAATGGTTGTTTAGAGGAAACAGTAAAAGACTGCATTTAAATGGTTATTTTAATACTCAAATTATTTATGTTCACCAACTCCAAAACCTTTATTATTCATTAACCAACCAAGAACTAAATATACAATTATGAAAGGAATAAACTTGATAAAAAGAATGCCCCTACACCTTCAAAAGGAGTTCGCAAGGGAGTTTGTGAGACAGAAGAGTAAGAGAAAATTGATACAGTATCTAAAAAAAGACTTTGATAGTGGATACTGCGAATTCCATGAATTTATTGACGAAGGTTTTTTGTGGGATAAAACTGCAAATGGATGGAATTACTGGTGCTATGTACAGCTTGACGAAAAATACACTAACGCCTTACCACCCAAACCAACAAAAAAACATTTTATAGATAAAAAATAAACTTATGAAAGGAATAGACCTAATTAAAAGAATGCCCCTACACCTTCAAAAGGAGTTCGCAAGGGAGTTTGTGAGTAGGAAAGACAAGAAAGAATTAATTAAATATTTAGATCGTAATTTCACCTCTATTTATCATTTGCCTTTTGAATCATTCATACTAGGCGCTTTTGGATGGTGGAGTTCAGAAAAAGGACATGATTACTGGGAGGGTATTTCTGAAAATAAAAATTTCAACGCCTTACCACCCAAAGCAAAACCAACAAAAACAAAATAGCTACTAACCACGGAAACTCCCACTTTAACCCTGTCCAGTATGACAACTGCTGGCAGGGTATAACTACATTTTTAGTGATCGTCTGTGTTTTATACTCGAAAATTTTAACCGTATCTTTTGCGCAATTTCTGTATAGGTACTTATAAGCTAGTTTTTGCCTGTCTTTAAAAACAGTATCACACGCCTCCAAAATAACCCTATCAAGATAAGCAGTGTCAAGGCTTGTAATGTATTCGGTTTTAACTTCAATCGTTTCTACCGTGTCTACCGTTAAAGTATCGATTATATTCGGAAATCGCTTAATTAGCTTAGCCACTCTTTTATGCGCCAATCGCTCACTATTGATGCAAGAAGTTCCGGCCAATACAAAGAAAGGAATAATAAAAAAAAGAAGTCTGTAAAGAGTAGCATATTTCATAATAGTATAATTAAAGCAATCATTGAACCTCCCAAAAAAGCAAAAGTAAAGTAGATGAACAAATCAGTGTCGTCTCCTTTTGTCAATTCTTTTAAATCGGTTTTGTTTATTTTTGGAAGTTTTATTTTCATAATTATTTATTCAAAACAAAAGAATGCACAAATATTGCATCTGAATACTTCCTAGTACGTAATTGAACCTCACCACCGTTACTTTGATTAGTTCCGCTTGTGTTACCTTCAATTGATTCAAATAATCCATTTCCAAGGTCACGGACAAATATGCCTGTATGGTCATATCTTAAATCTTTATTCCAATCGAATAAAACTATATCCGCTGGTTGTGGCTTAGTTGTAATTTCACCTCTCTTTTTCCAGTAATCATATCCAGACTGACAGCCAGCAAAGCCCCTTAAAAACCCAATCTTGCCCAAGGGAAAGCCAGCCACATGATAACACCAACTTACAAACATTGCACACCATGCCACGCCATCGAAGCCAAACCATTCCCCGTATTTAGTTAGGTTGCTGTTTGAAGGAAACTCTTTGTATCCTATTTCTTTGCGTGCTATTTCTATAATTTTATGTTCCATAACTATTCCCATGAATAAATAAATTGATAAGTATAAGATA